TGGCTAAACGTGTTCATGGAGCAATTTTTTCAGAAGGTTTTTACTGTCGCAGTGCGATGCCCATCCATTGTATGATGCAATTGATTTGGCGTTCCGGTTACGGACCATCATCCGTGCAAAGTTTTTCTTGATGCTCTTCCGGAGCAGCGTATGAGTGTGACGGAAGACATAACCGACAAAATCAATTCCCCGTTCATCGACCGGGAATATTTGATAGTTACCTTTGACGGTAAGCTTCAGCCGGTCATTCAGATAAGTCCTGATTTCAGCAAGTAATTGATGTAAATAATGCTTGCTGCTTGAAAGGATTACAAGATCATCGGCATAGCGGAAATAGTATCTCACCTGTCTATTTTCCTTCATCCAGTGATCAAAATAGCTCAGGTAAAAATTGGCAAAATACTGGCTCAGGTAATTTCCGATCGGAAGGCCATCGGTTGAATCAATAATCTCATTGAGAAGCCACAGTAGGTCATTATCCTTTATTTTTCGACGGAGCAGCTGCTTGAGTATTTCATGATCAACATTCGGGTAAAACTTGGTGATGTCCAGCTTCAGGCAGTATTGGGTATTGTCAACATCTTTCAGGGCACGTTTCACCGCATTGGCCGCAGCGTGGATGCCTTTGCCTTTGATGCAACTGTAAGTATCGGCAGTAAATGTTGAGACAAAAATCGGCTCAAGGACGTTCATCACAGCGTGATGGGTGATCCGGTCAGGAAAATAAGGCAACCGGAAGATCAGCCGCTCTTTAGGTTCAAAGATGGTGAACGTGGTATATTCAGACGTTTGATAAGTTTTCTCCTTCAGCATTTCATGAAGCTTTTGAATGTTTTCTTCCCGATTCCGGTCATGCTCGATTACTCCAGGTTGTTTCGATTTACCTTTCCGGGCAATCGTATCAGCCAACTGGAGGTTTTCGATGCTGTAAATTTTCTCGTACAAATTATTGATCCGTTTCATGTTTGGTTCCTGAGCCCGTCGAAGGGCCTTTGCTTTTAATGGATCGTTTTCGCTTTCGTTACCAACGCTCCGTTAAAGAATTCGTTATTTTTTGCACTGTTGGCAAGGTCTACACTGCCAGAATCGCATAGGTGAGAGCTGACATTCGTATTCGTGTTATCGTAGTTGTAATTCGAGTTCGAAAAACTGAAACTGGAAGACAGAACTAACAGCAACGCAGCGTACAACCTTTTTTATTTCACTCCGGATACAGGAAGAATTCCTGGTATTCGGCCTTGAACTGTTCTGCTATATAAAGGGCCTTTTCACTTGTATCAGTGCAAAGGCGAGAGCCGACACACGTATGCGAGTAAGCGCAGAGGTAACCCGAGTACGAAAAACCGAAACCGGAAGACAGAACCCTATACCATGGGAAGTATTTGTATTGCGATAATTTGCTCCAGTCTGGACGCCATCCGTCGTTTATCGCCTTGAAAATAATCAGGAGTTTATAAGCGTTGATGATTGGCTTTCTGAACTCTTTCGGGATCATCGATACATCGGGCAATGCAGTTGGATCAATGTTTTCTTTTGTACAAGCATCCTCGAATGTTTTGATTGTTCTGAAATCGAATACAGGTTGGTTTTTCACTGATTTTTTGGCCATGATTTTTATTTTTTAATGGTTATAAATTGTTCGTAGATATCAAGGAATTGCTTGGCTGCATAAGTGCATTTAGCCTCAGACTCGAAGCAAAGGCGAGAGCCGACAGACGTAAACGTGACAACGTAGTAGTAACACGAGTACGAAAAACCGAAACCGGAAGACAGCTTGAAGTAAGGCCACCATTTTTGCTGATTGGCATTGTCCCAATCGGGTGTCCAGTTCTGGTTAATTGCCTTTGCGATAACCTTTAATTTTTTGTAGGCTACTTCATCAGAGCAGTCATTTGCGTTGAATACATCTTCCGGATATATTTCCAGTTCTTCGCAAGCATCCTCAAAGGTTTTAATGTCTTCGAAGGTTTTTTTCTTGAAACAGTCATCTCCAAATGTTTCGGTTAATACTTTCCGGAACCACTCTGGTGATTCGGGATAGAGTTTTTTTGCAGTTGTTTTTTCAAGTGTTAATTTCATGATTTTAAAGTTGTTTTTATTACTTGGTTACTATTCAATTGCTTTTTATCAGCAGCCGGTGCATAAGTCCCATGCATCGTTTTTTGATGGCGTGGCGAGTTCAGGAGTAAATCAGTTTCAATTAATTCTTCACGGGAACAGTTGCGGAGAAATTGCTCCGGAGTTACCTCCAGCGAGAACATCTTATCGAGTTTTGGCATAAAAGTTAACTTATAGGTTAATTATTGTAAAAATTGGAAGGGCCAGTGACCAATCGGACGCATTGACCAATAGAAATTTTGCCTTTGCGACCGGTCTATTTTTAGTTTTCCGTGCAACCTTATTTCCTTCTGTATCAGCTTGCAATTGTGTTGCCTGATGGCGTATTTCATAGATGTGCATCCGGTAAATGATGACAATTGCAACCACAGAACCAGAAGTGCAATAACTTTTACTGATCTTTTCATTTGGCTAATTTTCGGCGGTGATATTCGGTCGGAACGTATGATTTTCGGATGACTTCGTGAAAAAGTTGCCCTTCGCCTTTACAGGTTGTACATGGGTGAAATTCAATTTCTTCTTTTCGGTCATCAGGGAATATCTTCCGGCATTGGCTACCTCCACAATCAGGACAGGTAATAATCATTCCATGTGTTTTCTGGAATATGGCAGGCCGGTCTTCATTGGCCGGGTCTTCCAACATTCGTTTCAGCTTCATTGCACGGTCGCGTAGTTCTATTGATCCGAATTGATGGGAGAGCATGGCTTCCATGGCTTCGCGTACCAGATACTTCGTTTCTTGGTCCATCTGCAGCGATTGTTCGTGGTGGTCAGTTTTGGTGAGTTTTGTAATCATTGGTTTTGGAGGTTAATAAATTCGGTCATTAGTTTTTTAAAGCACCGGTGACTTTCGCTTGGTATTAGTCCACGTATTTCGCTGCGGT